ACCAGCCTTCGGAACCTTCCGAGCGGGACATTGCCCGATGGGGCCGATTTGTGGGTCGAAAATCCAAATTAAGACATGAAAGGTGAACTGATGACATGCCGCCGCCTGCGGTGATAATCATTCTGTCCTATCGATGTCCTATTGTCCGAGGCGCTTGTTATGGCTTTCGAATCTATACAAGGTGATTTGGACAAAATAGAAGAGCTTTTGTCCAAGGGCCTGAGCCCGCAATCCATAGCAAAAAAGCTGGGATATCCGAAGAAGTACAAGACGATTCAAAGGTACAAGAGAGACGTCTTCGACGTCCAAGCCGCTGCATCCGAGGCCTGGGAAGAGGAGAAGGCCAAGACGACCGAGGAGAGGCTCGAAGAGGGCAAGGTCCGAATCATAGACTCCCTGGAACTCCTCAACCTGGCGAAGCTTCGGGGCTGGCAACTCCTCGATCTCAATATTGGCGATCCGTACAAGACGGCCGGAGATGAGCAGGAGAAGGCCCTGTCTCTAGGATCGTGTGCGATTTACTGGGATCTAGGCACCAAGATCGCAACCCAAGCCATCCGACAAGAGCAAGAGATCGCCGGGGACGACCCGGAAAGCCGCAAGGCCGACGCCCTGGAGGGGTTAGGTGAGTCAGAGCTTAGAGAGCTTCATAAACTCCTTGTCGCTCGAAGGGACGAACTCGGTTCTGAAGCTGACTAGACGGAAGCTCGCCCCGTTCGATCCGGTCATCTTCGCTCAGGAATTTCTCGGATTCGAACCGGATTCCTGGCAGGCCGACTTCCTCCGATCGAAGGCCCCTCGGATTATCCTCAACTGCTCAAGGCAATCGGGCAAATCGACGATCGTGGCGATCCTCGCCTTGTGGGAGGCGATGTATCGGCCCAAGTCGGTTATCGTCCTCGATTCGCCATCTCTTCGCCAGTCTCAAGAATTGATGCTCAAATTCTCAGAGTTCTTAGCACAGATAGATCAAAAAGTAAAACTGGATTCGGACACTAAGCTATCCGTCCGATTTCAGAACGGTTCAAGGGTCCTCGCCCTCCCGGGATCGGAGAAGACGATCAGAGGGCTTTCGGCTGTAACCCTATTCATCGAGGACGAAGCTGCGGGGGTTCCAGACGAGCTTTACAAATCCATCCGCCCCATGCTGGCGGTATCTCAGGGGAGGCTTATCCTGATGTCCACCCCGCGTGGGATGCAAGGCCATTTCTTCGATATCTGGGAGCATGGTGAGGGGTGGGAGAAGATCGAAGTCAAGGCCGAACAATGCCCCCGGATCTCCCCCGACTTCCTGGCAGAAGAGAGGCGAGAGCTTGGGCCGATCTGGTTCGAGCAAGAGTACCAATGCGCGTTCGTGGCGGCGGGGGCGACTCGGATCAAGAGAGAGTGGTTGAGATACGATGACCGTCCACCTCAAGACCTCAAAATCTCGATGGGCGTGGATCTGGCTATCTCGGAAAAAGCCACAGCCGACTATACGGCGGCGGCGGTCTTGGGCCGTGATCGGGACGGCGTGATCTACGTTCTCGATATCCAACGGCTCCGGACGTCGTTTTCCCAGCAGAAGGATTTCATCCACCAGATAGCCGAAAAGTGGCGGCCCGCTGTTATAGGGATCGAGGACGTTGCCTATCAGAAGGCGATGGTCCAGGAGATCGCCGCCGGGACGACTCATAACGTCCGGGGCATCAAGCCCGACAAGGATAAGATCTCACGGTTTGCCCCCCTGGAGGGCCGGTACGAACTCGGCCAGGTAGTCCATCTCCGGGGTCTTCCGCCCGATTTCGAAAGGGAACTGCTGGCTTTCCCGATGGCCGACCACGACGACATGATCGATGCGATGAGTATCGCTTTCAAAGCCTTCGACGAGATGGCTACGATGTCCTACTCCCTCCCCCCGACGGCCATCAAGGGCCGGTCCCGCGCTCCGAAAAACACGTATTGGTAGGTCAATATGAAGATCATCGATAAAGCCCGCAAGGCCTGGCCGTTCCATCAAGAGGCCGCTCCATCGAAGACTCTGGGCAGGGCCATCGTCAAGCAGACGACCCGGCCGGCGGGCTATGTCAACCGCCAGATCACGCCCGAACTGATGGCCGAGAACCGGGGGGCCGCGCCGGTCCAGTCTGCCCTCACGATGCTCAACCGCCTCTGCTTTCTGGGCTTCGATTTCGTCCTCAAGCCGATGGATGATGATGAGGGGGAGGCCGTCCAGAAGAAGATCGACGAGGCGAAAACTGAAATCAAGAGGAACGACGCCCGGATAGGGAGGGTCGGAAAACAGAAGAACGTCGGGACCCTGGGGTTGTGCCGGGGAGCGTTCCTGGAAGGATGCACCTTCAGGCAGTCGGTCGTCGAATACGCCACCAAATTCGAGGAAGGTTGGATCCAGTTCTCTGATGTCCAACTCCTCCCCGGAACGTCCTTCTCCACCGCCCCCCCAACGCTGGCCGGAAACGAGAGGTACGTCTCTGACAAGATCCTACCTGGCATCGTCTTCGATTCGGGCGACGACCTGACCCGGTTCTTCCAGGGGCATGGGATGGGCCGATACGAAGAGATCGGGCCGGAAAACGTCCTCTACCTGGAGGACGCTTCGATACCTGACGATACCTCGATGATGCGAGCCGTAACACCGACCATCGAAGCCTGGAAAGAGGTGCGCCGGATAGCGATGTTGACTGAAGGCCGGGTCGGTGTCCCGAACGAGATCGCGCAACTCGATGCGAAGGATCTGGTGGCTCTGACCGGTGCCGGGGTCGAGGTCAATATTTCAGATCTGAGAGATTACGCTGAAGATTTGGTTGTAAATCAGGGTTTTGATTCTGCGAAAGTCTCGCCAGCCGGACTGCGGCTCCAGTATCCGAACATCCCGATACCTCTCGACCCCTGGGAAGCGGACCAATATCTCAAGGTTGAGATCCTCAATTTCTTCTTCGGTAAAGATATCACAGAACAACTATCTCAGGCCATCTCCATCTCAGCCTCGCCCGCGAAAGCCCTCTTGGACGCCCGGATCGCTTCCGAGCGGGAACTGTGGGGTCGGCCCTTCGAAGCCCTCTGGAACCTCTGGCTGGAGTTGAACGGCTTCGAGTTCACCTGTGAGCTGGCGTGGTGGGATTGGACTCCTGACGATCAGGAGGCCGAAGCGAAAGCCGCACGCGACGACCTGATAGCGGGGATAATCACGATAAACGAGGCGAGAGAGAAGCGGGGCTATGCTCCGCTTGGAGTTGTTGAAGGTCCGGATGGCGAAGAGATCGCCGAGAGAGACCTTCTCTACGCAGAGATCAAGGCCCGCAAGGGCGGGCAATCCTCAGATTTACCGGGGCCTGAAGAATGACCACAAAATTCGAAATTCATCTTCAGTACACTTTCGCGCCGTTCATGTCGTCGATCGCCCCGGAGCCGGGGGGGGGATAGAGTGAAAGACATCCGCCGCGTCCTAGATGACCAGATCCCGGTGATCGAAGCCGACTTCCTGGGATGGGTTAAGTCTACTCTCTCGGCTACGGACTGGGAGGAGTTCCAGAGGCTCCTCGAAGGCGGCGACTTCGCTCAGGCGGCCAACCTCATCCAGTGGTCCGACTATGCCCCAGAAGCCGCCATCGGCGCGGCTCTAGGCGCGGCGGCACTGGCCAACTCCGAGAATCTGGGAGAACTCGTCGGGGTGAAGATTGCATTTGATCTGAAGAACCCGCTCGCCCTTGATTGGATCGAAAAGCATGGTGCGGAACTCGTCGCCCAAGTCGATGAGCCGACAAAGAAGGCGTTGCGAGAGGTCATTTACCGTGGTTATTTCAGGGGATACCCCCCCCGAGAGCAGGCGAAGTACATCAAGGGCCTGGTAGGTCTGGATGAAAGACGAATGGGAGCGGTCGATAATTATGCTAAAGCGCTTCAGAGAAAAGGTCTATCGCCGGCTGAGATCAATCAGAAGGCGGCTCGGTATTCGGAAAAGCTTCTGAAACAACGGGCCCGGACGATCGCCGTCAACGAGGCGTCTGAGGCCGCGACGAGAGGCCAATACTTCAGCACGAAGGACGCGGTGGATAGGGGCATAATGAGCCCCCGAGAATGGGAGGGCTTCCGGATAGTCGCCGACGACGAGCGGCTATGCGACAGGTGCGCTCCTCTGGAGGGAGAAGGGCGATCGCTTCCGGACGGTGTTTATCCGTCCACCGGGTCAGTAACAACTAAAGTACATGTTTTATGTCGTTGTACTGAGGGCTATCGAAAGATCATAACTGAGAGGGTAAAGATGAAACAAGCAACGAGGACCACAGAGGCGGTATCTTCTCGGGCCGAGGTCATCTTCGAAGCGAAGGGGATCAAAGAGACCGACGAATCGATATTCGTCCCGACGGTCCCGATGGTGGAGGGTGTTTTCGAGGGGCACGGGTTCCCGGCCCTCCGGCTTTACGACGAGTTCGCCGAATATGCAAAATGGTTTGAAGGGCTGGCGGTCGTCCCGAACCACGAACCGATCGACCCGGACGCCAGGCGGATCGGCCAGATCCGGGACCCGAAGGCCGAGGCTCCGAAGAAGAGAGTCAAGGCGACGACCGAATTTTATAAGATCGATCTCACTCAGCGAGAGCTCGAGAAGCTCCGATCGAAGAAGCCCTCTCACGGTTCTCTGGCTTATTCTTGTTATATGGAATACGAGCCCGGCGAGTACAACGGGACTAGGTACGAAGCTATTGAGCGGGGTCCTTACGTCTTCTATGAGTATTCAATGGTGCGAAATGGTGTCGTTACGCCCGATGATGGGGCGGGATTTCACGTCGAAAGATCACAGTCACCGGCTCATCGAGCCACAAACAAAGGGGACAATAAAATGACAGGTGACCCAACCCCCGGCCATGAGCCGGGCATAACTGAGGCCGTAAAGCCTCTGATCGCCGAAGCCGTCGAGGCGGCGAAGGCCGAACTGACCGAGAAATATGAGGGGAAGATCAAGGAGCTGGAGGCCCGTGAGAAGGCGAGGGACCTGCTGGCGTTCACCGAAAGCCTCAAGCCCGGCCATCGCGCCGAAGCCGCCACGCTATACGAGGCCCTTCTGAAGGACCCGATCGGATGGGTGAGGGAGAACGCTTCCAAGCTGGCTATACCGACTGAGGAACAGAAGCTCAAGGGCTCCCCGGTCACAGAGGGCGCTCCGAAGAGAGACCACCAGGCCGAGATGAGGGCCGTTTACGGAGAGTGAAGAAATGGCAATCAAAGCATTGAAGCCGGTACGAACCGGCATGTCCGGCCCGGCGATGACTCAGATTTGCGCCGCTCGGACCGCCTACGGGGCCTATGTCGCCCGCGTCGCGTCTGGAACCGCGCAGGGCGCCCCCCTGGAAGATACTGAGGACGGCCTTGGATTCGCCGCCGAAGACAACAACGCTCACCTCTACGATGGGTTTTATGAGCAGTACGAACCGATGCCGATTATCACGTCCGGGCTCGTTTACGCTCTGGTGACGACGATCGCCGACACCAGCATTGTCGCCGGTGATTATCTGGACGTGGTGGACGTCTCCTCCGGAACCCAGGCTCTTGCGCTCGGTGTGCTGGCGGAATCCGGAAGCAACGCGGGCGAGACGAAGGTCGCCGCCTCTTCCGTTGCTCAGGCTATGGAGGATCTCACCCTCACCGCCGCTGGGACGTACACCCAGACTTTCACGACCGTTGCGGTCGGTGACACGGAGATCGCCGGGCTCACCCATGCCACTATCGGCTTGAATGTCGGCGACTATATCATTCTGAGAGATGCCGACGGCAACGCTCAGCTCAACCGGGTCGCGGGACTACCTGACGCCACAACCGTCACTCTTGCGATTCCCGCGACGGTGGCGATCACTGGCGGTGGATCTACCGACTACGTGCACGCGGTCAGACAACTTCTGGTGAGGATACTTTGAGGTGGTAAAAATGGCTATGAATTACGGATCTTATTCCCCCGAGGAAGCTCGCCAGATCTGGGAGAAGCGGCTTGTCAAGACGGCATCCGTCGAGCGAGACAAGAGGCTCGCCCGGAACCTGACCATGTACCGGGGGCTCCCCGCAACGGTCGATACCGACACCGTGACGACCGTAGTTGGGTCTGGAGGGAACAGCACCATCGCCGCCAAGATCACGGCAAAGGGCGCGGCTCCCGAAACGACCGACATCAAGGCAGGAGAAGAGGACTTCAAGCAGTACCAGATCTCTCTCGGGTTCTACGTGAACGGCCGGGAGATGATGCAGGACCCCAGCGTAAAGAACGCGAAGGTGGACTGGTGCTATCGGAACATCGGGCGGCTGGAAGACTATATCTGGGTGAACGGTGACTCCACCATCAACCTGTCCGGTATGGTCACCCAGGCGAGGGCAAACCCCAACGGAAAGATCACGGCGTCCGGTGCATCGGGGGCCGACGTGAACAACGTGGGAGCATGGGCCGGAACCGACTCTGATATCGACATCCAGAAGGACGTTCTGGAAGCCCTGTCCCGTATCGGCGACGACTACGCCAATTCCCCCATGTTCCTGGTGGGGAGGCGGGCCGACCTCAAGTACATCCGCCAGCTTGACGACCTCCGCAACTCTTACGCCGATCAGATCCTCGACCTCTTCGGGGCCGGAAGCGTAAACGACTTCCTCCGGACTTCTTCCTACATACCGACCGGGTACGTCTACATCGTGGCGAAGGATGCCGAGGTAGCGGAGTTCACCGTCTCCACTGAAATGATGGTAGACAACGATTACCCCAGGGAGAAGGGCGACAATTACTGGACCGAAGTCCGGGAGTGGATCAACCCGTTCCAGTGTTACGACGCAGAGGGATTCGTCGAGATTCAGATCACCTGATGGTGGTCTGGATACTCTTTTTAGGAGGATGAAATTATGGGAAACAATCCTCACAGTATAGTCAGCCGGATGAAGACGGCTCAGGCGGTCACAGGGATCAACGCCGATGGGGTCCTCGATATCGAGGAGCTTGACGCCGGAACGGTCAACGTCGCCTCCGACACGTTCATTTTCAACGATGCCGACGACGGGGCCACAAAAGAAGAGGCGATCGCTGATCTGGTGGCTGGCATAGCAGGCGCAGGCCTTCTGGCATCGGCCGGAGTTCTCAGTGCGGGGACTT